GCGATATATACCTCTGTTAGCCATTTCTGCACATTGAACGATGGGCAAGCCTTTGCCGCAAATTCGTTGTGTCCGTGGATGGTTGCTTTCGGGTAGCGACCTCTGACCTCTCGGAGAAGCTGTACCAACGCTCTTTTTTGTGCCTCTGTGCGTGTGTCCTTTGGCTTGCCTTGATAGTCCACTCCTCCAACGTATGCAATTCCGATACTAACATTATTGTGCCCCTTGCAGTGTGCCCCGATCTTCCACTCTGGGCGACCCTTTTCTATCTTTCCGTCTAGAGTTATTAGATAGTGGTATCCTATACACTCCCACCCCTGCTGCTTGTGCCATCTGTCCACGTCAGCAACATGCACTTCTCGCCCCTCTTGTGTGGCTGTACAGTGTAGTATTATCTCTTTTATCTCCCTCATCGATTTTCCTCCTCCTTCTTGTTTTCTTTTGTGTCCTCAGGCTTCTTCATGTACTTTACAACCTCTTTTGCGATTGCGTCTATATTGTTCCGGTTCGATATAACCTGTGTTGCTAGTGCTGCGACATTATCTATCCTTACCTTGTCCTCAGCCTTTTCGTAGATGGATTTAATCTCAATAAGACCAATGCCAACGCCGCCCAGTAGCGTAATAAATGGGAACAATGGAATAGAATATTGGTAGTAGGTCTCTAGGTACCACACCGATGACATCTGCATTGCATCTATAATCGTTAGTGCAATCATCATGTTGTAATACCTTACCATCTTGTCAATCGTCCTCTTATAGCCATAGCTTGACCGAGCTACATTGTTCTTCTTCGCTTTTCTCACACCAGCCCAAAGGTCAGCGAGAATTGCGAGTAATACAGTCATGTAGATACCAAAAAGAATCCACAGGGTTACAAAAATCTTCTCCATAATTTTATTCTTAATTACTAATACGCTCCATTCTTGACTACGTAAATGCTATATTTATTACCTACGTCGTTGTTTATAAAGATTCGGTAGTTCGTGTTCTTTTCGAGATACACGTTCCAATATGCATTTGCTCCGCTTCCCTGTTGCTGCCCCTGCATATTCGGGTTCGCCATTCGAGTGTTTTTCCCGTACCTCAGTAGACTATCCACGTGAGGGCTTGTAAATATCTCCCAGCAACGTGCCGAACCCTTGTCTATGCCTTGTATCTCCTGTACATCATAGACAATAGTTGCTGAAGCATCTCTATGAAATTTATCGCCTATTTTGTATTCGTTGGTCTTAAGTACCTTTTTGCTTTGTTCGATGTATTTTGGTGGGATATTCTGCATGCTTCTGTACAGCTCGTAATTGTGTACGCTCCTAATATATCCATCATATCCTCCTCCGCCCCATGGGTCGGGAGTGCCTCCACCACCTACATACTCGTCGTTTGTGTAGTCTCGCCATTCGCTCGAATAGGTACTTACCTCCACGTAGGCAAACTTTATTATGTCTTTCTCTACATCACCTAGTCGTTGCTCAGAGTTATTTTGCTTTGCTCTCAGATCGTCTTGCTGCTGCCGGATAGGGAGCAAGTAGTTATCATCAAAGGTCTCCCAGTTGACTTGATGCCCCTCAACAATTTTACGCACTTGGTTTAAGTCATCGTATCTTGCCATGCCGTTTTGTATGCGTGACAGATAGACGCTCTCTTGCGTTACCTTTTGTGCAGTTGAGGCGGCTAGGTAATCGAGGCTGGGTACGTGAGGTATGTAAGCAGTAGGCTCTAGTATGTCTCCATCCTCTACTAGCTCAACCTTGACATCTGCAAACTCTATCCAATCCCCGTCTATCCAGTGATTTTCATACCCTAGCCAAGGGTGGGCGTACAGAGTCCCCCGTACATTTACTTCTTTGTGCTCTGTATTTTTCGCAATGTAATAGCGTCCGTTTTTGTTTTTAAGGTATTTCTCCTCGAGTAGCTCTTGCCGAGATGCACCTGCGACACGCCACGATGTGATAATTGTTTTTGTCGTCTTCTCCTCTTGTAGCTTATCAGAGTACATAGAGACAACAACGTACATCTTATCATGCTTAGTGACGCGGTAGACCCCATCTCCCTTGTATGTTACGTGTACATTATCTGCCCCGTACCCCATGTTAGGGTATATTTTAACGTCTGACAACCATAAGTTGGGGCGCACGTTGGTGGCATCCTTACCAGGCTCGCCCTTCTCGCCTTTTGTGGCCGCCACAAATTTAGCATCCGATACTACTGCATTCGCAAGCCCCTCACGGAACGAAGCGGTATTCATTTCGTTTGCTACCGCTAGGGCGGATGGGCTTACTCCAGGCTCACCCTTAAGGCTTGGACTTTTTTGGCCATCCACTACGAGACTAGTTCCATCCCAACCGATATGGAGGTCGGAGACGGATACGCTCTTGCCTGGGTCGCCCTTCAAACTATACATCTGCCTGACCCCATCGACGTAGAGATGCCTGTCCTCTCCAAGTGCAACCTTCGGAGTCTTTCCATCATCGCCTTTTTCGCCCTTTGTCGCTTTGACGAATTTATTGTCAGCCTTGAGCAACTCCTTGACCTCGTTAGATATACCTTGCTCCTTAAGGTCTTTAACAACACTCGACAACGGAACCTTAAGGTCATCAGTGTGTGGGAGATAAGCACTCGCCTCTTTTGGCTCTCCCTCTTGCACCTCCTCCAGCTTAATGTTGCTATACTTAGCAGCGACACCCCTAGTCTTGCCTGCTCGACCTGCATATCCTGCTATACCTACAGTGTTATGTACGCCAGCCGGGATATATATACTTACTCTAGCCTTTGTCCTACCATCTAGGGATAAATGGCTGTACAAGTGGTTATTGTCCCTCTTGTACATTAGTAAGCTAACGCCGTCAGGCTTCTCACCGTCTGTCCACTCAAAATCGGCACTTACTACATATGCCTTGCCATCCTCCAGCCACTTTGAATCTACAAGCCAGTCGTAATTGAAATTATCGCTTGAGGCACCATTATTCTTCGCTTCGAGCGTGACAACTCTATCTATGTATCCCTTCAGTAGATTAGGACGGATTGGAGCAGCGTCCTTCCCTGGGGCTCCTTGTTTACCCGTCGTTGCAGTTACAAAGGTTGCATCCGTCTTAATTAGGTCGCTAATTGAGCCGCGGAACGAGTCTGTGTTGATTACAGATGCCACCTCCTGAGGCGTTACGCTCTTGCCTGGCTCGCCGGGTGCTCCATCTTCTCCCTTAGCCTTAACTCCTGTTGATAAATACTTGCGCGTTAGTTGGTCTGGAAGCATCCACTCTCCATTTTCGATTTTGGGGAGTAGAGGTATCATATCTGACGGGCTAGGAGTGTAGGATGAGCACTCCTGTATCTCACCTTCGTACAGGTATTCCACCTTGACGTTGCTAATCTCGCAGTCCATTAATCCCTGTCCATGGTCAGCAAGCCAGCCATGAACAACAAAACCGCCCTGCACAATGTCATTAGACAATGGGATTATTATCTCGTGATGATAGAGCCCTGGTATCTCCGGGTATTTTAATGTCCTGGAGGCAAGAATACTTGTGTTATCTTGCTCAACTCGTATTGCGCGTACTGTTAGAGCACGGCTAAAACCTAGAACTGTCCCTTTTTGTTGTTTTTCTGTGCGCTTTATCCTTATATCGAGTTGTATAGCAACTCCAGTACAAACACGAGATGCATCACGACCTTCGCGAACAAAGAAACTAAGAGAAGTAAGTATTCTGCCAGCTGTAATCTCGTCAAACATCATACCAATCTCTCGTTGTGAAGGTATAATGCATCCAAAGTCAAACCAGTTTCTACGCACTGGCGTTACGCTCTTGCCATCATCTCCAGGGTCGCCTTTTTCTCCTGTAGTGGCCTTTATGAACTCTTGATTGCTTCGAATATCTTTAGATAGATATTCTCTAAATGAACTCGTGTCTATCTCCCTCGCTACATCTATTGGACTTGGGCTTATTCCTGGAATCCCCCTTAAGTCGTCAATATGTGGAATATACGATGTCGCTGTGTTACCTATTTCGAGCTTTATATGTCTAATCTCTCCGAAGAATACAATGTTAATACTACTACAATCTGACGTTGCGGATGATTTTATAGACCTTCTCACCCACTCGCGCGTAGTTGTCTTACCTACATATATATTCCCCTGTTCGACAGTTCCACCAGCACCTTCGAATCCTAGCCTTACTACATCCGTAGCGTTGTCAAGCATGCTATCAGGTATACGATGTTCGAAACTTATAGTTACATCTACACCTCCTTGTATTTTGTCGATTGCTAAAGGGTAATATTGCCAACCTCCGCTAGAACGAAGAATAACGCTACTTCCATAATCTCCTATGAGTTCGCCTTGCTTTGCCTTCTTCTTGATTGTATCCTCATTTCTTTTCAAACTGAACAGGTTGGAGCGAACTCCGTCTCCCTTTAGCTCCTCCTTTCGTTTGTTGAACTCTTCTGTTACCTTGTTCGGGAGTCTATACAAGAACTCTTCCTTAGTGTCATTAAGAACGCTTTCGAGACGCTGCGCCTCTGCGAGAGCAACCCTGGCTGGAGAATCGGACATCTGCGCCCACCGATACGTACCGGCCTTGCTGCCCTTGATGAATCGGTACATCTTGCCGTTCTCCTCAGCTCCTGCTTTATTTACAAGCCACGTGTCTCCTACGTGCGAATCTAGGTTTCTATTCGTCCCTACTACACCCCACGAATTGTAAGGCTCGGCATTATACGATTCTATTGTGGAGGCTGGTATGTCCCTATCTATAATTGTTGGGATTCGGTCTATCGTCCATGCACTTATCTCGTTATTGACAATTCTCTTGAGGTTATCGAACTTGCTATTTGGAACGTATTCTGCAATCTTCTTATCGAATAGCTCTTTAGGAACACGCTTGTGTATCTCGCTATCTAGTTGCTCATACTTGGTCTTGGCGTTTGACTTATCCTCCTTGAGGTCTACCTGCCGGTCGAGATTAAGATAAGCCTCAGAGCCCTTTATGTCGCTATTGAGGGTCTCCTTGTACCGCTGTATTAGCCCCTCCGTAAGCTCTAGACGCGCACTGTCAGGGACTGGCAGGCGCAATACACCCATCAAGGTCATAAGGGTCGCATGAGAACCTTGTATGTCTCGTATGAGGTCAAGAAAGCTCCTCCGGTAGCCGTCATCTACCTTGCTCCACTTGCTATCATCTATGCGCTGTATCTTCCTCGAGAGCGAGCCTCTTACGAGGTTATCCGATAGCTCTATCTCAATCTTGTTAGGGGCGTTGATATAATCCTTAATGCCTGTTATTCGCAGACGTACGCCCTGCACTTGAAAGCTCTCGTCAGAGAACAATATCATCCCCCCGAGGATGATACGGACTTGGAGCTGCGTCCAATTACGCTTCGCCCATATCTCATCGACGCTGAGGCTATATACATACCCCTCGTTCTCTCGATTGTAGAGGTACCGGACGGCTTGGCGCATCATGTTCCACTCAGCACCAAGCTTGTTCCTATCGTCACGGATATAGGAGCTCGGCAACATGCAATGAAAGACGGCGTATTTATCACCAACCCTCGGGGCGAAGGTCTCGTTCGGCATCGTCTGCCCGTCAATCTCCTGAGGTACAATCTCGAAGCGTTGTCCCTTCTTGCCGCCTCCGGCTGCATTAATGTACTTAACCTCGAACTCCTTGCCGGCGAGCATCCCACTCTGAAATACGATACTGAGGGTCTCACCGGCTATCACGCACGAGGCGTAATTAAGAAGCACAGGTATCGTGTTATCGATTATGTCGTAGAAGTGCTTATCCTTGTTAGCAACAACGACCTCTGAGACGCTCCCTGCTCGGCTCGGGTAAATGTACGAGCAATCGAAGCTATCCTCAGCCCCGAGAGTCTGCGGGGCATCGCTCCTCATTATTGAGTACCCCTTGTTATCAGCCACGTATGTGCGAGAACGAGCCTTAACGAACCCTTCGTCTCCCTCGAATTTATCCCCGTCGAAGGCTATCTTACCACCCTTCGGCAGGTGGAGTTGTGAGGCTCCGTACTTGCTGCTATCTATATTGCGCTCACCTCCCTGAACGTATAGCTTGCTTATCGTCTGTTCGGTTGGGTTGGAGCGAGAGGTGCCTGGCTTAATGCCGTTGCCCTTTCCGTACGAGAGCGGCAGGGGGTTGTTCGTGTTATACTCGACCTTGCGCAGCGAAACCTCACGGCCGCGGAACTCAAACTCCGTGCCGAACTCCTCAGCCATCTGAGAAATAGCGTCCCAACAATAGGCATTGTCATATGTTATAACGCGCTCGACATCATCGAGGCACTTGCCAATAGACCATCGCTCCGGCTCTCTCTCATTGAGGTTATCAATGAGCATCTGCAAGTGTTCCCGAGGCCGTGCCGTGAGGGAGAACTTAATACGGCCGTCTATCGGATTGACAAACTTCCACACCTTCGCCTTGTATTGCGCGGCTTCCATCAAGACGGAATACTCGAAGGCTCTCCGGTGCCGCATCTTGAAGCTCTCGGGACGCTCTAGCGTGTAGGTCTCGCCCTGAAAAACACAATAAGCCCCTACGGGTATCTCAACATGTTCTGCAAGCGAGTACCTCAACATGAGATTATGCTCACCCATCACGACGTGGTGCCGGTAGCTGCTATCGTCTACCTCTACATCAAGTATCAGTTGCTTGTTCTTGCCGTATATCTTCATTCTCTTTATCCTCCTCTATATGAATGTGATCGTAAGGGTGAACTTGAGCCAAATATCCTCTGTCGGATAGAACTCTGTCACTTGGCAATTCTTGTAGGCAAAACGGAACTCACGCCCTAGGATCTCTACCCCTAGTGTGCGAGCCTCGGGACGAATGAGGTCGTAGAGTAGAGCATCGTAATTCCTCCACAATTCGTTGAGGCTCTCTGCCCTCATTAGGCAGTATAGTTTTACGTCCTTGCTCTTGTATCTCGCTATGCTCGTATCGTAGGTTATCCCCGTCCTTCTCCTTGAGTCTGTTGTTAGGTTCTCCTTTACGCTCGGCAGCCTCAGAATCTCCTCTATTGTGCCCTTGAGGATCCGCACCCCATAGTCCGATAGAGGCTTCCCATCGAGCGTATAGTCTTGTGTTGTGGCTATTGTGCTCTTAGGGATCTTGTATGTATAGCCAGTCATTGGCTGGTCTTCGGCAAACTTCATCGTAATAGACTCAAGCCCTGCAACCCCCGCACGAGCCCCCGAGATGGCAACGAGACGAAGCCTATAGGTTCGCCCGATTGACACGAAGAAAAATGTATGATAGCCCCCTTCCCGTAATAGGGAAACGAGACGAGAGAACCTCCGATAATCGTTGTGTGCTATCCTTAGGCTGATCTCTCGGGCATTAAGAACTGGAGCCGAGAGGTCGGCATCAAGCCCGTCATACTCGTGCCAGTCATTGCTCTCGAACGGCTTTAGAGGTGGCATTGCTACCACCTCGTTAAGTCCGCCCTTCACGACAAACGCCCCGTACTCTGTGTAGGCATCTTTCCCGTCTATCTTAAGTCTCCCAGCTATCATAGCGCTATCGCATTATCTGATATATTGTACATGTAACTACACCCATTCTCAGCGTGTACAGAGCAAACCGCCCAATCCGAGGCGTTGATAACCGAACTAGCCCCTTGTAGTAGGAGAACCTCGTGTAGCTCTAGTGTATCACACGTTACAATCGCTTTCGTAGCCCCCACGAATACGGCAAATGTAGGATTAGCCACAACGACCTTGCCTGCGTCTATGTATACTCCGAAAGTCTCCATCCCACACTTCTTGAACTCTCGCCATGTCTCGAGGTTCGGGAAGCTATGTGTTGTGCAGAACTCATAGCCTTGAGGCGATCTCAGAAGCCCGACAAGCTCCTCTATCGTTCTCTCGTTTCCGGTCAGGAGGTTGCAGGCACCTAGTGCTTTTGCCTCCTCGTATACTCGTCTTATTAGATCTTCCATTTCTCCGCTATCTAATCTTTATCCCCTTTAGGGCTATGTCATCAATTGAGTTGCGCACGTCTAGTAGATTGTGCTCCATTCGCTCGAGACGTGCCCCGAATCCGCTTGTCTCGCCCTCAATGTTTAGTACGCTTTGTAGGATCTGTGAGGTCGTCTGAACGAGAACCCTCGAGTACTCGCTGATATTGAACGTATGCCCTTGCATTGCTGTAGCCCGTCCGTTTAGTTCGTCTATGCTATCCTGCGAGGCTGTGGTTAGTCCCTTCTCCGTTGCTGTGCGTGCAGAATCGACCGCTCCTAGGTATTTTTTCAGACTCTCGGAGAGGACACCAAACATCATATTGAATTCGTCCCCTGCCTTGTTGAGATCGTTCGCTAGGTTGTCCGAAGAATCCATCACTGATTGGGTGCCGTTGAATTGCCCGTTTGTGAACCATTTCTTTTTGTACTTATCGAAGATCTCGCCAATCTTCGGCTCTAGATACTGAGTTATGAGCATCCGCTTGATGATGTCTCCGATGAGCTCATTACTCTTCTTGTGCCACGCCTCCATGGCGTCCTCCCCCCTCTTCGCTGCTTCAAAGAAGGCATCCCCGAAGTCTTTAGCGATGCTTTCGGCGGTTGATCCTATGATGTTCTCTAGAGTCTCGGCGATGGTCTTCGCCATCTCGGCTCCTAGTTCCTCGATCTTGCGCTTGTAGTCCTCTATCTTCCCCTTGTCGCTCTTCTTCTTGCTTGCCTCGAGTTCCGCCTGTCTCTGAATGATTATCTGCTGTTCGGCGAGGTTCTCTAGCTTCTTGCGAGCTGCATCGAAACGCTGCACCCCTAGAGCCTTGCTAGCGGTGTAATCCATGTTGGCGTAGGCGTCTGCGATCTTGTTTATCGCTTTCTCATAGATAAGCCCACCCCTGCCGAATCTTACGATCTTCTCGAGCTGTCCGTCGGCGAGTTCTCCTGCCTCTGTGTACATTTTGACGATTTCGCTAGTAGCCTCGGCGTATGCCGTAGCAAGGCGGTCTATAGCCGTCCCATAGGCTTCGCTAATCCTCCTCGATTCTTGGTTGTCGAGTTCCCATTGGAGCTGGTCGATTCTGTCTTGTAGCTTGCCTATCTCCTTCTGCTTGCTCCCGTCGCTGTTGAATAGCTCCGCTATCTTTGTGGCGATCTGTAGGGCTGCCGAGATTACGGCAAGTACGACCGATGCCTTCTCTACGGCCGATACCGCCATTTCGCCTATTGTGGCTGCCTCTACCATCCCGGTAGTGGCACTATTAACGAGTTGTGCAATGCTATTAACGGCAGATAGTGTGGAGCCTAGAACATTCCCCGTTGCTGAGATGATCTCTCCTGCAACACCTCCTACCGATTCGCCTATCTCGTCGAATGCTCCCTTACAAGCCTCTAGGGATTCTCGTAGTGTGTTCCACTGCTCTATGCTGCGTTTGTTGGGGGCTACCTCTGTCTTGGCGTTCTCCTTAGCTATCTTTTGTTTCGCCGTCTCCACCTTTGCACGGGCTACGGCCAACTGCTTACTGTTGCCTGCTCCCATCTCCTCGAGTCTCTTTAGTTCCCTCTCCGCCTGCTCTAGGACACTCTGGAGCTGACGCAGGGAGAGAGAGGCGATAGAATCACACCACGCCTGATAGGTTACCTCACGTTGGGCAAATTGTTCGTCTACGGCTTTCAGTGCCTCCTCCGCTTGGCGGTCTACCTCGGTGACGTTACTCTGCGTTACTCCTTCTCGGAGCCTAGATTCTCCGCCCTCGCCACTCGTATAGAGTTCGGCACGCTTACGTGCATACTCCTCGGCGATCTCCGTGCGCTTCTGCTCATAGTCTAGAACGTCCTTTAGCGACTTCTCGATAGCGTCTTTGTTTGCCTTGACGAGACTCTCGGAGGCGATACGTCCGTACTCCCTGAGCATCTCCTTCTGCTTGTCGGATAGATCTTCTTCTGTTATTGTGCTTCGGTCGAACGTCTTGCCCTCTTTCTTCGCCTTTGGGTTGGCATTTTCCCATTCGAGAGCCTTAGCATCTCTTAGGGCTTCTACCATATCCTCCCTGCGCTTTAGATTTGCCTCCTCAAGAACCTTGTAATTCTGCTCATTCTGTGCGAGCTCCTTCTCGAGCCCCTCCTTCATTCCGTCTATCTTTGCCTGCGCTATGTCGAGGGCTGCCTGCCGCTCCTCTCTCCCTAGAGCCTTCTTGTACTCGCCTAGCTGATCCTTTCGCTCTGCTATCTGTACAGCTATGTTGTTCGCATCATTTCCTCCCTTTCCAGTACCTTTTTTCGTGTCGTAGAGCTTGAGCTCCCCTTGCGCCTTCTCGATGTTTGCAAATTGCTCCTTTGCCTCTCCCGCCTTGATCTGTGCGGTCGTCATTGAGTCGATAATCGCCTGCTGCTCCTTTACGTAGTCCTCCCAGTACTTTTTGTTCTTGATGGCTTCAGCTTTTGTTTCTTCGACCTCTCCGCCGATGCTCCCTAGAGGGCTGCTGCCAAAGAGACGGTTTGCTTCCTCTACCTCATCGTTGAAGACTTTCTTAGCCTCGAGTAACTTGTAAATCTCATCGGCTACGGCATTGCTCTTGTAGCTTGTCCCATCAACGTTGCCCGTTGGGTTCCCTGCTACGAAGTGCTCCTTCTCGAACTGCTTGAGGAACTTGTCTGAGATCTGCTGCCCGTTGTCGATAGCGGTCATAAGCTCCCAATAGACTTTTTCGGCGAGAGCCATCCCGTCCTTGTCCTTCTTGTTGCCGTACTGCTTCTTTATCGCCTTGTAGATCTTATCCTTAGATTCTGCGCTGGTGTCTGCGTAGGCATCGGCTGCACCCTTCGTTGCTGCATCCATAGCACGGGCTTTCGCTGCCTCCTGCACGGCTTTCGTCACGGCTTTATACGCTCCCTCTACATCCTCCAGGGTGCGGATCTCCTTCTTTAGCCCGTTGATATAGTCACCATATTGAGCGAGGATTGCCTCCTTTGCCGCCTTGTACTCATCTGTCCCCTTTTGTGCTGCCTTGAGACGAGCAAAGAGGGCGTCGATCTGTACCTGCTCGGCGGCTGCCTCCTTGTTGTATTTGTGTGTGGTATCGTTGAGACGCTCTAGAGCCTTGTCCGCCTCCGTCTGTCTGGTCGCCAACTTGTACATGCCATAAGCTAGCGTTGCCACGGCTGCTGCTACCAATACATACGGATTTTTTAGGATTGTGGCGTTAAGGGCTTTTTGTGCCTTCTCTACAAGAACGAGGGCGTTGAAGTGTAGGATTTCCGAAGCTGTCCAGCCGGCATTGGCTGCTGTCGCTAGCCCCTTTGTCGCCGTTAGTGTTATGAGCGTCGCCTTGTAGATCCCGTACGTAACGATGAGTTCACCGATAATCTCCCCTACCTTCTCGTAACTCTTGACGAGGTCGGTCGCCGCTTGTATGGATCCCGTGATAACCTCCTCGGAGCTGCTTCCTAGCTCGTTGAGCATGTTCTGTATCGCACCCTCTAGCTTAGCGATAGAGCCCTTTATGCCGTGGCTTTGAGCCTCCAGCATCCCGTTGAATCGACCACCAGCCCCTGCAGCGTCTAGGAATGCCTGCTTGACCATATCCGCAGATATAGCTCCTTGTGACATCTCCTCCTTGAGGTCGGCTACCGATTTTCCCGTTTTTTCGGCTATGACACTTAGAGGGTTGAAGCCTGCATTGATCATCTGTAGAAGATCCTGCCCCATGAGCTTCCCCGTGGAACTCATCTGCGAGAACGCTAGAGTTAGCGAGTTGAAACGCTGAGCGTCCCCCATGGCTATATCGCCGATGGAGCGGAGAATGGGCATAACGTCCTGAGCGGCTACGTTGAATCCTAGGAGAGTTTGTGCACCTTTGGCTAGGTCGTTGAGCTGCATCGGGGTCGTCACGGCGAAGTCCCTAATCTCAGAGAACAATTTCTTTCCCTGTACCTTGCCGGCGAGGAGATCGAATGATCTCTCTAGTGATTCGATCTCACCTCGGACGCTAACAAGCTGCTTGACGAACCTTGCCGCTTGCTGAACCGTAAACACACCTGCAATAGTCTTCCCGATCCGATTGTACGTGGCATCTATCGAATTGCCCTCTTGTACAGCCGTCTTGCTTATGCTATTGAGTATGTTCTTTGACTGCTGAGCGTCAGCCCTTAGTTGTGTGTTGTCCAGCCCAATGCCGAAGTATATGCTCCCCTTGCTGCTCCTGCTCATCCTCTTATCCTCTCTCTCCTTGCTTCTGTGCTCCCCTAGTTGATGCTATCCAGGTACTGTCTCACCCTGTCTCTGTTCTTCGGGTCGTCGGCATTGATGACCTCCTTCTCCCCGTCCTTTCCGTCCTTTGCTTCTTGTCCACCTCGGCTGCTCGGAATGACCGCCCCGTACATCACGAGATTAGTGTACGAGAGATCGTACAGAACATACTCGATAGGTAGATTATACGCCTTTACTATGCCCGCTATTACAGCCCAGACGCTGTCGTTTTCCCCACCTTCGTCGGGCGAGTTAGATTTACCTCGTTCAGGAAAGTGGTAAGCCCGAAAAAATCTGCTAACTGCATTCGTTGCAATAGCTTCGCTGTAAGGGTGTGCAACTCTGTCGGTGTCAAGTCCTCGATGAGTTGCCGTGCTAACTCACCCTTTCGGTCTATTGTTCTCTCTACCTCGATTGTTCTCTCCGCACTAAATAACCCAAAGAGGATGCGCTTTCTTGTCTTTTGCGGCTCTCTTACCTTCTCGGTTAGGTTCTTAGCCCCGAGTAGAAGAATTGCCACGACATCGCCTAGAATGCGGCAATCTCGTGCTGCTCTTAGGCTGTCCTCAGCCAGCCGTTCCTCCGTTAGTTGTAACTTTGGGAGTTGCGATATAGCCTCGGATGCTAGAATGAGCGTTGCAATACTTGGCTGGTGAAACTGGAATGTTCTCTCTCCTATGATTATCTCCTCCGTCCTCTGTAGGACGGATTGGGCTACCTGCCCCTCTATTGTCTTCTGTTCCATCTCTTGCGTATTTTCTCCTGTTGTGGTAGTGGGATTCGAACCTCACACCTCTGCGTTCCTAGCGCAGCGAGCTCTGCCTGCTACTCAATACCACAATATGGAGAGTAGGCACGTGACCTTTCCTCATACCCTCGTGCCTACTCTCACGAATCACTTAGGAATCTGCATTACTTCAACCTGGCTTGTCTTGCCGTCAGCCATGACGGTGACAAAGCCCGTACGCACCTCTCCGGTTGTATTGGCTGCGACCTTCACGGTTACCTTCTTGCTAGCCACCGAAGTAGTGATCCAGTCGGTCGATGTGGTTGCGGTTACCGCCCCCGTTGTCGTCACGTTGATCTCCTTGCCGGTCGTGTCCTGAGCATCCGAGAAGTGGAGTTTGTACTTGTCGAGCTGTACACCATTGGCGAAGTACTCCTTAACCATCTTTCCCTCTGCCGGCTTGAGACACTTAACAACGTAACGCAGCATCACGCCCTCTTCGGAAGAGAATCGCTTGGCTACACGAACCTTGGAGCGTTCAATAAGTATCCCCTCGCACTCCTCATCCTCGGGGGTAACGCGGAAGGCATGTTCGCCCTTGATCACTCCGTCCTCGTCGTCAAAGGGGCGAGGCGTTCCTTTCTTCACGAATAGCTCGAACTCGAGAGTGTGGGTAACCTTCCCCGACCTAGCTGCCACTACGTCCTCTCCCTCATCCAGCGCCTCGACATCATCTCCCTCCTTGGGTTCTAGCTTCGTGGTGCCCTTCTTTGGCGTATCGATCTCTCGCCACGCCCCCGTGGGTCTACCGCCCACAGATCTTGCGGTCTCAATTTTGGGTTTTCCCCATCCAATTGCCATAATCTTATACTTTTAATTGTTATTCATCGAAAAATTCGTATCCGAGCCTCACAACAATAAAGTGCTGCTGTATCTCGGGCTCCTCCTGTGTGTGTATCGTCTGCATGAGATGGTACTTGTACCCTGACCCACGAGTGGAGAGGCTTTCGACCCATTCGGACATGAGACGCTCCAGCATCTCTGTACGCTCTATATCCTCTAGGTGGATCCCGTTCCCCTCGGGGTCTATATCGGGTACAAACACGTTAATCGTGACTACCCCCGTTTGTATCTGTTCGGGAAGCCCGGCCGTGAAGGTGACGATAACGTCCTCAAGCCTGCTATCTCTAGGGCGGCATCCGTTGCGGTAGATACTACCCGAAATGGCAGAAGGAATAGAGCTACCTTGCAGTAGCTTGTAAATATCCCCTTGTATCTCTCTACTTGTCTTCGTCATCGTCTTATCTCTTAATACCCAACTTCTCCAGCATCTGAGGGACGAGGTGCTCGGCTTGTAGCTCTGCACTCGTCAGCACATCGTATCCGATAGAGGATACATAGGCGGCATACTCCATCCCTGCAACAACAATGAGGACAATGCCGGTCGGGAACTCTCGAATGAGCTCCTTAGCAAAGGCTTTGCCCTTACTCGCTCCATCGGAGCCTCTCGCCCTGCCAACCCTTATCGATTCGAACGAACTCATCTGTACCACCTTTCCATCCACGGCCACAATGTAGCCCGTGCTACTTCGGAGGTTGCCTGTGCGGTCGGTGAAGTCATTCCCTTTTAGCTCCGTCTTGCGGGCTATGTTCACAACCTGCTCACCAACGTAACAGAAGACATTCACGATAGCCTTCACACGTCTATCGATTGCCTCCTCCAAGTATCGGTCGGCTTCAGATTGAGGTGTTAATCTCTTGATCGGCATCGTCTATACTAGGATTCTAAGTTCACAAACAGCCTCTAGAGGCTCTACCGATATTATCGAGAACTCACCTAGTACACCCCCTCTGTTGTCCTTAAGGCGTAACTGCTCTGAGGTGATGGGCTGTTCCTCGACAAGAATCTCAAAAGAGGCTGTCGTGAAGTGCTCCCCATTGACCCGTCCTAGGTTGTTGTAGCGGTTCGCCTTGTATTGGCAAGGAATGGGCTCTCCCCAACTAATGCTCGATGGTTTCAGCGGGTAGCCCGTTATCGGATCTATACCTCCACCTATCTTGCTCTTTAGTTCGATTGTTCCGTTCTCGATTATCATCTCCTTTTCTATAGTCGTGAGCCCTTGTATCCGTATATGGGCTTTGCCTCCGTTCTCTCCTCTCCGCACTCCTTGTAGATAGCCATAGCTTGGTTGCGTAGTTGTCGCCTCTGTTCATCAGTGAATGAGTACGACTGTCCCCCTTGTGCTACATTCGGAGCGAGAGAAAGCCAAAGAAGAAGGTCGGCCTTGGCGAGCTTATAGGCATTGCCATCCATCGTCTCCCTTGTTGCTTCAGCTCCGAGCTGTAGGCTGTGCACCTCCGCCACCTCAACGATAGTACGAAGAGGTACGGGGTATGCACTTACGCCCTTGAGGCTCTCGAGGATCGTTGCCATCTCCTTTCTTACCAGCTCTGTTTGTCTGTACGAATGTAGAGGTTACGATAGGCCGTATCGAAGACGGGGAGAGCATCGGCTTGCCCGATTGTCACCTCACTTGTAGGTTCACTCGTTCCGTACTTCTTAATGACGGTATGTGCACGTACAGCTCGCAGAATCTGCTCGTTATTCTCTTGGAGAATATCGTACTGCGTGGTACCGAGACGCTCGCTCTCCGAGAGGATGAGGCGGCGATCTGCGAATGGGTTGCCCGAGGTGGTTGTCCCATCCACCAATTCACGGGTAATCGTCTGATCGACAACTCGCACCTGTATGCCATTGAGCCATGCCTGCTTTGCTAGCATCGCATTGAGAGCCGTGATGTCGGGCGTCTGTGCAGCCCCAACGGCGCTAGCGATGAAAGAGGAACATGCCTTGATGATCTGTTCCGAAGAACAAATGTGATACAACTCCTTGAGGTTGACGAAGGCAAACTTCGGGTTAAGCCCCATTCCGTTTGCCTTTTCGATCACTTTGCGCAAGTCCCCGAGGATATCTGCATTCGCCGAGTTTGCCCAATCTTCGCTGGTCGTCATCTTCTGTTCCTCGGCTACATCATAGTCGAGGTCGTACTCATTCGCAAACGTTGCGTTGTTGGTGGTCGTGAATGCCAAACGTCCCGCATTAGAGGCTATCGCCCAAGCGATATACTCGAGCTCCGACTGCACTCCATTGAAACAAAAGTCTACATCATTACCCCAATACTCTACGAGTGCTGCGGCATCGGCATCACTTGCCTGAGCAAGTGCCGTTTGATAGTCTTTGAGTTCGGAGCGTGTCATCTCACGACTAATTGAGATTAAAGGCAAATCTCCTCGTGCAATGTCGAACGTGGGACGGCTCTTGCGAATTGTTGTGCCGTTGTCCGTGTGTACGTCTGCGGCTACGTTTCGTTTCCCAACCTGATTTGCTACGGTCTTCCACGAGAACCCGGTAACTTTCTTTACCGGGAAATGTTTCCCAAAGAGAAATGGTTTAGCGTCAGCCGTGTTGAGGCGTGCTTGTACCATCTCCTGAGTAAGCCCCTCAATGAGGGTATTTGTAACTGTTGCCATACTTTACCGAATTAGTAGTTAATAATCCCTGCAAGGCTCTTTGCCACGCACTCGGGCATTACATTGCCGTAGGTTACACCGATAACCCATGCGTCTGTGTCTACGTTGGTTCTACCATCGAAGACCTTGCCTGTGCCGGCTACAGAGAAGGGTTTGTACTTGAGCTTCGAAGCACTCGCAGACGCTTCCTTAGCCTCAGCGATAGCACTACCTGCGGGGATAGCCCCTAGGGTTGCCTCAAGGGTGATCGTGTCGGTATCCTTACTAGAGGACGCATCGATCGACTTCACCTTGACGGCTACCGATCCCTCCTTGAGAAGGACGGCATCCCCAGCCTTGAAGTTGTGCATCTTCTTCACCTTGAGAGCCACGCCGGACGCCTCTACTTGATCAACCACAACTGCCACTTTTACAACGTGGCAAACGCCATTGTCGGGAGCCGTCAGCACCGCCCCCTCACGGAGATAGTCCCCTCCCAGCTCTTTCGTATTCACCGAAACACCGCCTCGGATATCTGCCACCTTGTGCATAAAGACCTTGGGGATGTCTACCCCCTTAGCCCTCTTTACTGTCATTGCCATAATTTTAACTTGTTAAAGATTAAACTCTTAGAAGGGTTGCCCATCGGTAGAGGGTTTGCCCTCACGTGCTGCGATTGCCGTCTCTTGCTCCTTAGTCAAGCCCTTCGGTTCACCTCCCCCGTTAAAGGCTGAGGGTTTGCCGAAAACTGCCCCTTTTGCACTGAGTTTGGCGGCTATCCCGTCCACCTCGCTAGTCACCTCGGAGAGTAGGGTAGAGAACTCATCCTCTGAGAGAGAATCTACCGAAATACGCTCGTAGGGCTTGCGCAGATCTTCGGGGAGCTTCCCGAATACCCCTGCTAGTTGCTGCTTTCGGGTTGCGGTTGTGCGTTCTCCATACATCTTGTTCAAGCTCTCTTTGAGAGATTTGTTGTCCTCAATGAGCTTCTTCGCCCAATCTGGAATGGTCTCTGCGCCCCCATTGTTTCCCCCTGTTGGGTTCGTTGGCTCGGTGCCTCCTCCGTTGCCTTCGCCCCCGTTGATTGGCTTGCCGTCCTTAAGGTTGTGCTTTGTCTCGTAGTTCTGTACAGCTGTCTGCTGCGCCTCGGTTGCTCGGCTATCGCCGTAGCTCTCGACCATCGCCACGAAATCGGCCGTCACCCCCTCTACAGATGTGGATACCTGCTCCTCCGCTGTCACGGACTTTGCTAGCGTGTCCGCTATGCGGTCTAGTACATTCGCATTGCGCCCGGGAAATTTGGTTTTCAATGCGGCTAGAATTTTCGTTTTCATTGTCTTCTCGTATTATTATTTTTTCTGCCAACAAAGGTAACGAAAGTGATTGTATTATAATCACTTTCACGCTAAAATCATCTCGTATATTTCGGGTTGTCCTTGATGAAGTAGGGGAGGTTCTTTGCGTTCTCTATCCGTTCGCCGTTCTCCTCCATCCACGCCTTGAATCGTTCGGGCGTGTCGTCTACCCTATTTTGGCTCTCCGTTGTTACCGCCTCTCCCTCTAATATCCTTCGTGTATCCTCCTCTAGCTCCTCCTCAGTCTTGAGGATTGAAGTAGCAACACAACGACAGTGAGGATGCCAGCCAGAGAACTTGAAATCCTTAGGGTACTTGCCTGCGAGATAGTCGCAAATATCCTCGAATGGGTGCCCGTTCAGAGTGTGGTTATTGGATAGCGAGACCTCGACACCTACGACAAAGTCCATTTGCTGCCATCGCAGATAGTCTGCTGTACGATATGCTATGTTTGTCTCTGTGGCTGCAAGTCTTCTGGCATTCTTGTAACTCGACCGGTAGACCCCTCTCCCAGGATGGTATGCCTTAGCACGCTTCGAAAGAGCTAGCTGCCCGTGCTTATCACGAACACGGCGAAAGAGCTTGTCTGGGTGCTTGAGGGCTTTTCTAAGATCTTGGCTCAGGGCTTCTGCTGAACGCCCCTCTCGAATCCCTAAATCTAGACCTAGCTCTATCTCCTCACGGAACTGCTCTGTGTACTTCCATACTCGCTCTGAGAGATTCATTCCTCCCTCGACACGTGTCAAGAAGGCATTGAGGGCTTCTTCGTTGCGATTGAAGTACCGCCTACTGTTGCGCACCACATGGACACCCCCAGCCTTACCGATCCATCTCTTCCCTATCACTCTCTTTGCCATTTCATCGTTCTTCGCATTACTCAGCTCCCATTCAGCCCGTATCCCATTGACGACAACCGCTTCCATCTCCCTTTGCATCGAGGAGAGAAGACGGTCGAGACGTTGCCTTGTTATCGGGAACCTGTCAAAGGTAAAAATCTCATCCTGTGATACGTAGGCTATCGTGGAGGCAATGGACACCGCCTCTCGGATCGCCCCCTTGTAGATCTCATCTATCTGCCTCTCATACCTAGATAGATTCTTTCGGTGCTGTGCGTCGTGTCTGTTTATCCCCTGCGGCTTTTTCTTCGTTGGCATTGTCCTGCTCTCTTAGAGTTGCTATATAGGTCCCGTTGAGGGTTCGCCCTACATGGATTTTCCCGTCTTTGTATAAGCGGTTGAGAGAGGCGTTCACCTGTGCCTGCACTTCTCGGTATAGTGCGTTATGCGGTTCCACCCCCTCGGCTATACGCTCATCCTCTAGGGTTGTAATAACCCCTAGGAGAGCCTTATCTAGATCATCCATACACTACTCGGCGAATACGTCCTCTATGCCCTGTTGTGCTATTTCCTCGAGTGTCTTATCGACATCGTCCGACATGCCGAATTCCTCGATACTCTCACGCTGTGACATGATAGGACGCCCTCCGTTGGCTGTCATCAGCTTATCTACCAATTCCTTTTGGTCCGTGATTGAGAATGGTGTTATGCGTGTCTTAACTTTGAGAGCATCTATATCCTTGTGGTAACTCTCGGGGAGCATCACCTTCAAGAATGCTTTGATGATATTTGTCTCTCGGTCGAAGAATTCAAGAAGACGGCCGCTCTCATCGTGTACCTTCATCTGAGAATCGATAAAGAGCTGTTTACGGCTCTCACCCGAGAGGGCTTGTTGGCTCATCTTCTCATACGACCAGTCGGGAAGCTGTAACTGCGTAAAAAACTGAGAACGGAGCTCTGAGACGTAGAACTTGAGATTGTCAATAGCCTGCGACCATGTTACATACCCTGCCGTAGAGCCCTTCGGGAACTGCATCACAGACTGAAATTCGGCATCCTCAGACTTCTCACCTCCGTAGGCTATGATCTCATCAGCATAGACAACGAAGCGAGGCTTAGAGTTCTTGCGAAGGTAATTCCCGTTGCGGCTCAGTGCCCACTCGACCTCGTAGACAAAACTCTCGGCCGTGTTCTCCCATATCGGTGTCGGACGGAAACAATACGCTGCCGGTATCTTGATTATCGAAATCTCCTCATTCTCCACCTCCTCCCATTCTCCGTTGAGGTCTGAGTACTTCACATGCCTTTCGTCCGTGTAGGTGTCGAGGTATTGTACCGTCTTCTTATCCACCTTATGGCTGTAGCCTATCGACATTGCAACCATATCGCCGTACTCGTCAAAGAGCGGATACAACTCATCACCTTTCATCGGGGCGAATGTCCTACACCGCAACTTCAGGGGGGATTCGAATCCGTATAGGTTGTTTCTCTGCTCCACGGCATACCAAAGGGTGGCAATCTCGCAGCTGGCGAATAGCTGGTTAAGCCGCTCCACATTTACACTGTCAATTCGGGTTCGGTCGTAGATCCTTTCTAGGTACTTAGCGATCTCTTTCTGTTTGTCGTTCTCGGGCTCGTATAGCCTCTTAATCGGGATACCTGTGCATAGTTCTGTCATACGGCTGACGGCTAGGCGAGTCCAATCGAGAGTTACACGGCTTACGGGCTTTACCCCTTCGTCCGTTATCTCATCCGGGTACCTCTGCTTGTTCATTACAGGGTGTTTCCTCGGGTTGTACTCCTGCTCTAGTCCATTCCTCCCGCTCCATGCCGGTACACTGATCACCTTATTCTTCAGGATACCGACCTTCTCGGCTGCACTTAGTTCTTTTGATTCTAGGATCGTTCTAATTGGTGGCATATTGATTTGTTTTTATTGTTTTGTCATACGAGCCTTGATAGGCGGCTTATATCGATCTGCTTCCTCTCCGAGTGTGTCGGATAGAAGGTGTTGGCCAGAGCATCGAACTTGTCAGGAGATCTACCTAGACGCTTCTTGATCTCCTCCTTTGCCTCTACTAGAATCTTCCCATCCGAACGGAACGACCATCGAATCTCGGTAGCCTCCTCTGCTAATGTCTCATCGGGTGGGAGCATTGCCCCCGTCTCGTTCTTTGGGTCTAGCCAGTCTCGAACGCACCAAAACAGATACGCCCTCATATTTACGAATTTATGCTGTCCGGTGATGTCTGACAAGTCCTTGTCCTTCATCTTCGCCGCCTCGCTATACTTGCAGCTAATGAGGTATCGCTTGTCGTCAATCTCTAGGCAACGACTATAGACACCTGCTCCCTCTCCGATTGTGTCGATACTTACGAACATCCCTGGGAAGCCTGCCCTTCTAGCTACAATCTCCCCTGCGATCTTCATGTGGTCGGCTTGTCCCCCGCTGTTGTGGGCTTTGAACTCGCCAACCCATCGCCCTACACGCTCACAAAATACGGTACTATCACGTCCCATCCCTGCAACGTCCACACCTAGAACCCTAGAGTCGTTAGTAATTGGTGCGTGTCCATTCGCCAGCCTCCAACGTTCTTGTGCAGCCTCGATCCACTGCGGAGGTATGAGGACGTCATCCGATACCTTCGGGAACTTACCTAGCACCTTCTTGCGGAACGTGTCATCGGGGCGGTACCAGCGACCTTCGAAGAAGAAATCGTCCTGCTCCTCTTGTGCATCCTCCTTGGTGATCGGCATACACCAATTCGAGACCTTATCCACAACCCATTCGTAGTCGACTTGTCCGGGGATTATCATTCTCTTCTGCATCACGTTCGGGGCAGTCAGCGAATTGAGCTGGAACTTATGCCACCGATCCCCCTTTTGGCTCCGCGCTGCATACCCTACGGGGGTATTTGGATTGAAGACTAGGAGGATTCGAGAGTTCCCCTGAAGGTTCCCCTCGATAGCCTCGAAGATGTTGTCACTCACCCCCGAAGCCTCGGTAACGACAAACATTGTATTCACGGCGTGAAACCCCGACCAAGCCTCGTGGTTGTTCTCGTCTGCCTTGAACCCCGTCAAAAACCACTCGTCGTAGTCGGTGCGGATGTCATAAGCATTGAGACGCCCAGGAAGAACAGCCCCTCTACTCTTCGCCCTGTTGAATAGTCGGCTTACTTCTGGCATCATAATATTCTTCACCTGCCGATCGGTTGGGGCTGTTAGGGCTACTTTCGTGTTCTCCACGAGTTCTCCCTTAGCGTTCCATCGTGGTGTGAGATACATAAAGCACACCGAAGCACACGCCGCCACAAAATCCTTTCCTCGAGCTGTCCCCGAGGCTACCGAGGTGCGCCGATTGTACTGCACAGATCGTAGTATCGCCTCCTGCTCTCTGTCTAGGTACACACCGAGGACCTCACGGACGAACTTGCACCAATCCGCCCGCCATGTATCCATGAGCCGCACCGCACGGCTTCTCACGTCCCCTTTGTGCATCCCCCTACGTTCCCTCCTAGTCCTCCTCTTCCTCGTGGGCTAAATCCAGCATCCCACTCTCCATTAAGACGGAGGCAAAGGTGAGATCTCCCGTGACGTCTTTCTTCTCAGGCGCATAGAGCCCGAGGAGCTTTCTACGCTCTATGTGCTGCTTCCGTATCTCGGCTAGATAGCGGGGATCTCCTAACTGTTCCTCCGATGTCTTGTTGCTCTCCAATTTAAGTATGGCAATATCTCCAGCCCTAGGATCTCCGCCTTCGGTGTCCAACCCTCCGGTTGGAATACCCGTCTGCTTCTGTGTCTTCTTCGACAAATCTTGCTTGCTCCGATACCACTGATCCCATGCCTCCTCGATCGTCTTGTTAATACATTCCAACTCTAGCGATACGAGAAGGTCTACATCCTTTATCCTCGCCTCTCTCCACTCGTTGAGAAGGAATTGCACGTCGTTCTGTACCGTTCGTATCGAGTAGGTTTGGAGCCCGAGGCGCGCCATCACCTCAGTACGAATTTTCCTATAGCTGTAGCCTCGCTTGTAGAGTTCGGCAACAATCTCTAGACGCCCCTCTCGAATTTGCCTTCTCCGAGCATTACACCCGCATTTCTGCTTCTTTTCCATCGTCTACTTTGTCTCCGTATATGCTTTATCGTCCTTTTCGTTAAAGCCCTTAATGCCGTCGAAATAGGCTCTATAGAAGTCCATCAATCCCTTGTCGAGCGTTATCACGCCCTGTTCTGTCCGAGGGTTCGTATTGACGTTTGCCGATGTTTCGACGACAAAGGGATAGAGTGTTCCGTACCCTGCAATTATCTTCGAGTGGTTGCGGAAGACGGCCACACGTCCGCAGGCTGTTCTCTCGATAAGTCTGTTAAGCATCGCAAAGCCTATCGGGTACTGAGTTGGGAAGATCTCTCCGACGAAGAAGTCCACTTTGTGGAGCTTCCCTTCGTCCATCCACTCCTCAATCTGCTTTATATCTTCCTCGCCCATTACCCACGTTGAGATTAGGCAGTAGGCGAGTGGCTGTTGCATAATCATCAGCTCTAAGTATGATAGCTGATCTACATTGCCTCCCGTTATCACATGTATTGAGTTCCCGAGCTTGAAGTCCTCCGGTTTTATTGCCTTTAGGAGCTGGAGTGTCGAGAAGGCACGCCTGTAGAGGAACTTATCGGAGAGGACGAGCACTTCCGTTGTTCTTCTATTCCCAAAGCCTGTTGGTCTCTCTTTCTTCTCCTTTGTCTTCTCCTTCTTGACGGCTACGACCGTCCCATTCGGGAGCGTCTTAAACTCGTAGTTCGGATTCATCATTGCTGGTTATTCGTCTTTGTGCTTGTATAGTTTGTTCTCGTTCGTGAATGGGTGATCCTCGTCCCACTTGTTCCACGCTATATTGTCTCTCTCCTTTGTCCCCCTTATTATCGAAGGTCCAAGGAATCGATAGTCTATTTTGTGATGGATTCGACCTCCGTTCTTTTTTTGAAATTCAGCCCTTATGGCGGACGGGTATTGCACAACCGTCACTAGAGCCTTGTTTAGAAGTCTGCACTCGTTGTATAGATCGGTAAGCCCACCAGCTTGTGTTGCAGAAGGCTCTTGGGATAGTACTATCCCGTGATTCATCGTTCCCGTGAATAACCCTTCATTGATTATTCCGGCGAAAAGGCTTGTGTCGTCATCCTGAACGCCACGTTCCCCTCGATAGATATACGGCAAAAGGTAAAATGTCGTATTCATAACCTTTCGTGTAAAGAGCTGCTTTTTATACCCTCCGATGAAATCTCCCGTCTGAGAGTAAGCCATCACTCCTATGTGGCGTTTCCTCATAAGGTTCTCCATTGCCACGAAAGAGCGTCTTATCAGATCATACTCCTTTACCGTCCTACGCTGCATGAAGGTGTAAAACAAGTTCGTATCATCATCCATCACGCAGTAGAAGTCGATCCCGTTCTTCAGGGCGTAATCTTGAAACATGTTCCGAGCTTGTCCTGCCGAACGTCTGGACTTTGAGGCTCTGTGCACATAGTCGTACCTACGCCTCGCCTCCTCCATGTCGAAAATGTGCAGATTAAAGCCCATCTCCGCTGCTGTTTTCTCGTACTCAGAAATATCGTCCGCCTCGTTATCCACAAAGACCGTTATACGTCCCATGTCCCAACCTATTTTTCTCATGTATTTCGCCGTCTTGATGTTGTTCGGGCGATGATAGCTCGGGATGAATACATGGCACATCTCCCCACAGAGTTTACTCTCCTCTCCCATAATTGTAGCCACTCACCTTATCTGTCCTCCAACCGTCATCTGCACCCATCACATCCTCTCGGATTCGAATCAGATCATCCTCGATAAAGCCATCCACAGATCCATCAACCAATACCGTGCGTAATCGCTCTAGGACGCTCTTCTCCTCATCGGTGGCGTTGAATTGGTAGTAATTGGCGACAGCCTCAAAGTTTATTTTTATGAATCGATATGCTAGAATGCGCATCACATCCTTTTGCTCCTCTGTTAGGTTACTCTCCTCAATTACAGATAGCTTTGCTTCGTACTTTGACATGTCGACGCAGTCGGGTAGAGTGAGGGATGGGATGTTTCGAGGCTCGTAATACATACCGGTAAAATCAAGATTTGATAACTTCTCTGTCTCTTTTACCTCCTTTGTGGATTCTTTACTCTCGGTTGTCTCGCTCCCGTCTTCCGTCCATAGATCCATTCCCCAGCTCTGCAAGTCCTCAATGTCCCACTCGTGGGCTAGCATGTCAAAGTCCCATTCCCCGAAGCCTACGTTATCCTTGATGACAAACTCCCTCTGTTCCTCCTCGGAGAGATCCGAAGCCCGAGCTATTGTGGCTGTTGGTTCTTGTAGCCACTCTCGCCAATAATCCACGAGACGTTGTACCTCAGCCTCCGTTCTGTGTCCTCCTCGGGCTAGCCTCGTGACCCTCTCCACAGCATCCTCGGGAGTCATGTTTGCTATCTCGGAGAGGGCGCGATAGCGCATATTCCCCCCTAGTGCCACGTTGGAATTGTCGAGAACAATAGGGCGTAAATCCAGCATCTTCGGAAAGACGAGAACACTATCGATCAGCTTCTCGAGCTTATTCCTTGTAATCGTTCGAGGGTTTCGCTCGTTTACCCTCACTTGTGTAAGATTGACAACTTCTGTATTCATTCGCTATTTGTGGGGGCTGTGTCTTTCGCCCTCTCTCTCTACACACAAAGGTACTGAAAGTGATTGTATTACAATCACTTTTGTGATAGCCGCTCTACACAGGCAAAAAAAGATGGAGCTTTTGCTCCATCCTCTTGTCATAATCTAAGCTGGCGGTGGATTGGAGTCCATCCCCCTATTTTATTTCTGTTTTATTTCGATCTCTAATCCTAGATAATCTAGGTAACGTAGCAGCGTGCGCAGCTGTGGTGATTTGTCCCCGAGCTCCAACTTGTCGAGCTCTTGTGCGGAAGATAGTGCCTTATCCTTGACAACTGCATACTTGGATAGCCCTAATTCCTCTCTTCGATCAATCAGAACCTGCTTTATTTCTTTCTCTGTCATAATTCTTCTAAAAACTCGTCGAAAATTTCCTGCCCAAGCTCTGTAGGGTCTCCGTCTTCGTCTACTAGAGCTGAGTTGCTGTCGAATAGCCAAAAGAAGAATCCATCGTCATTAAAGGATTCTATACGAACATACTCGTATAGCGAAATCATATCCTCCTCGTTGTCATACTCACGATTATACTCTTCTACAAGATCGTATAGTATCCGTATCTTGGACTCCTCGTGCCAATCAACATTTCTATGCGCGAGTGCAACATCACGGCAAAGCTGCAATGAAAACCCTGAGAAACGTTCATCATCGCCAATCTCAATCCGTAGATGCTCCTCTAGAAAGTGCGTGTCCATTTCATTATTCACACGCCAACTTTCATCAAAAAAATCTGTTAGCCACTTCTTCTGCTCATCGTAAGAGGTAAGCCCCTCTCCAGCGCAAAGCTCTTCCCAATTCTTGTACCCGTGGTTATCCATCCATCTGAGGTACATTTCATGCAATTCTATTGCTTTTTCTCTCGTGTCCATAGCCTATTAATTTCTCAGCTTACTTAGCATGTCATTTAGTAGTATTTCTGCATTTTCAGCACGCTGCGCATAGAGGCAAGCAACGTTATTCCAGTCGCCATAATCTCCACTCTGCACTATATGCCATCCGCTATTAAGCAGTCCTCTTATGAGAGCATTTCCCTCATCTTGATTCATCTCCTTGCCCCAGCCTTCAAAACAAGCATCATCAACCCCTTCAAGGTATCCCTTATAATTCTCCTCATTGATATGTAGCGTCCATGCATCAATAGGAGCAACATATGAGTATCTTATTGTGAGGGTTTGCATATATGGCATTTTATCACCTTCGCACATGAATGCTACCCTAGCGAGGTACACTGTCCTATTCTTTTTCTCTCTCATAGTAGTATTGTCTTAGCGGGGGCGGCTGCCCGCCCCCTTGTTTTTTTACTGTACGTTGATTTCGCTGTCCTTGTAGTCGCATCCTCTGAGGTATTGGTTGCGAAACATGTTACGAGCTTCTTTCTTGCTACGAGCAAATACTTGTGCGCTAGAGTAGTTGGTGCTAACTGTGTAGGCTTTTACTGTTGTCGTTTTCATTTTGTCTTGTTTTTAGTAGTTTGTTTCTGTTCTTTTCTTACATTACAAAGGTAGTAATAAGTTTTGACTTGCGCAAGCGTTTGCTTATACAATATCGTCCTTTTTCTGAGATTTAAGTTTATATAACATTCTATGGAATGGGACGAAAAAATAGGGAGTCGCCATGCTTACAACGACCCCCTACTATCCTATCATCTCTTGATCTACCTATCCTAGACTGTCGGTAGAGTAGTGTTTCCTCGGGATTTTACCTCCTCTAGAGCCTTCTTGATTAACTCGAGGGTCTTCGCTCGGAATTGCTCCTGAGGTGTAAACTTAAGGACGAGCCAACCGAGGGCTGCTGCTTCATTGAATTTCTCCATGTCGGCGAGATACCCCGAGGCTCTGTTGTGACGTCCATATGTCCACACACCGCCATCGATCTCTACAGCAACCCGACACGCTGGGAATGCATAATCAAAGCGCCATCGCCTCGTAGGGTGAAATCGGTGCTCTCTTACGCACTCAATCCCTAGTGTCTGAGTGCAAATGCACGTAAACGCATCTCCCCTATGTCGTGCCGTTGGTGTACGGCTTTTTATCTGTCGTGCCATGATGTCACAGAGGCTACAAGAATACCCCAGAGATCTTTGTCTCCTCGATCTTGCGAATCACGTAATCATCCATGATCTGCTCCATGTGCCGGGTTGCTACATTTGTCGCCATTATCGGATCCTCCGCTTGTAGTAGGATTCGGTACTTGATGGGCTTCACCCTCCCTGTCTCTGGGTCTGTGTAGTCTTGTTCTATCGTGACCTTGTACCACATCTTCGCCACCTCTTCCGTGCTATCGTCTTCCTCTAGCTCTCGTCTGATTAGAGGCTCCTCGACTACCTCTGTCACATTGCTAACTTTGATCGCCTTAACGCTATCAAGCAATCCGCCCTGCTTCTCGACATAAGCGTATGCCATGCTCTCAGCCTCGGTGAACGTGTCACAGGCGACCAAAAACTCCTCTTTGTGCTCCTTGGCTTCTGTGTGCCAAGTAAATTTGACTTCGTAATTCATATTTTATTCTGTTATTTGTCCACTTGTTCTTTCATTCTTCTGTCTTCTTATTCCCTTGTGATAGTTCGATATAGTCCGCCCATAGCGTCATACCGATACGCGGATAGCCGTTCTTGTCAATATACACGCTCGTTCTTAGAGTGCCGTGTGCTAGTATTGCAGTCCCCCTCTTGAGGTACTGTACAAGTCCGCTGCTCGTGTTTCCCCATAGAACATCAATCCACTGAGTAACATCCTGCCACTGCCCCGATTCGTCCTTTTCTCTTCCGTTCGTTGCTAGGCTTATGGCTACATATTCTCGCCCACCTACTTTCTTAATCTGTGCATCTCCTCCGAGATACCCCGTTGTTGTTGCCTTAATCATAGTTGTTTGCTTCGTTTTTTATGTTCTTGATTTTTAGCCTTTTCGCAGCACCCTGCAATCCATCCGACGGCATACTCGAATGGTTCATGCTCTTTGACGTCCGCGCCGATATGCTCGAAGAGAAACTTCGCAGCGTGAGAGGACTCGTGCGCTATTGCTGGGCACGTCATCACCCTCCTATTGACGAAGTAGACAACAACTCCGTAGTGGTTGCTATCCTTGCTCATCACCGGCATTGCGAAAGCTTCTAGTCTCGCCATGTCCTTGTCGAGGCTCTCTATTTCCTTTCCGTCGTATTGCAGGAATGCATCTGATATTTCCTTGTCCGTTCCGCCGATGACCACCCACAGCCGGAAGGGGTATATAACGGGGTCGAATTCGTGTTTCATTTCTTCACCGCTTTTTTTATTATCTCAGATACCGCCTCGGCGGATATTACCTTGTCAGTCCAACGCAGGAAGAGCGTGTTGAGCTTCTCGTAGTCAAGTATAGCCCCTGAGCTTCTATAAGGCTCTAGTAAACTATTCACGACACGTTCTATCTTGCTAGCTGCTTCATGTACTCCCCATCGTGCTATATCGTCTATTGTCTTCGAGCGTATGCCGAGAGCAGCCATATCCTCGCGTGTGTGCTCAATGAAGACGTCTACGGCCTTGTAGAGAAACGTTGCCACTATCAGCGTAGCTAGCGTATTACACTCAATAGCCCCGAACTTTTTAGCCTCCTTAACGGCTGCATCTGTGAGTGTCTTCATCGCACGCTCCCCCTTTTTAAGAGCTACACGTGTGAGAGAAACGATTAAGTCCCAATTCTCAATCCCTAGCGTATTAAGCTCCGAGTTAAGTTTTGCGGACTTCTCCTTGATGGCGAGAATGGAGCGCATCTGTCGCTCGACGTATCGCTTCTTGGTTCGGAGCTTCTTGCCCCCCTCCTTCTCGGCGAGAGCGAGAATCTGTGCGAACTCTTCCTCTGCCGTCTCATGGATTCGGAACAACTTCTCATCCGCCCCATCCACAAGAAAGAGGATTCTCACGATAAGAGTAACCGCCATTCGGTGCGCATCCCTTAACTCAGATTCTGCTACTCGCTTCCTTACGTCAATCTTCATATAAGCTCCTTATCTTTTACCTTTAAGTAGTAATTGTAGCAACCTTCGTATGTGCAATCGAAATATATCTCTTGCCATCTTTTATACCACCTCACCTTATATAAGAGGTGAAAATCATAACGCTTTCTTTTTATCTTAAATTTCATCGTTACGTCAATCTTTACGGTCTAAACTTCTCCTCATCACGAGTCTTACGTTCCAGCTCCTCAACAACGGCGGTGAGGGACACACCAAGCTCGCTCATCAGGACGGACATCCCGAAGAGGCAAAGCGAACAACTCTTCACGATTGCCCCACGAGTTTTCTCGGTAATCTCATTACCTTCCTTAATCGCCTCAAACATGCACAGCATATAGACGTTCTTAGCGTAGTCCTTCATTATGTCGGCAGGCGTTACGATATTGTCGCTAACATTATCGTAAGAAGGGATGAATTTCGCAATTCGTTTTTGGAGCTCGTTTAGTCCATTAATTTTTCTATTACCAAAGATTTTCAATTTCATATCGTTTTATTCTATATTCACAATCCTAAAAACTCCAAATCACAATACAAACCACATTCTGGCATAATCTCTTTTACAAACTCCCCTCTATTTGGATTTAATTCATCGAGAAATATTGGGGTTCCATCCTTATCTTTGTGAGATGCAAAACCTCTTTCCCTTTCAATTTTTGCCATTCTATGAAAGGATTCGGGAAAATCTGTTCGTATTTTATTCCAATATCCCAACCCTCCTTTTACGCAACCAATACAATTGTTGTTGTGATAACCTAATTTATACATAGCAGGCAACTCTATACCAGCACGCTCAATTATCGCAAGACACTCTTCTTTAAGAAGTCCATGCTCGATAAGAGGGAATATAGCCTTTGATTTTGGATATTGTTCATAAAATCTCATAGCACGCAATTTCTCTGAAAAATCAAATCCAAAAACCTGACCATCGTATTCAGGATTCTCATCTTCAATTCTCCATCTAACCTTTTTTTTCATTTCCAACGTGCAAGAGCTACCCATCGCACCCCATCCTTTTTTCTCTAAACAATCAAAATGGTCTTTGTAATTGGAATTTCTCACTATCGTTATTTCTTTTCCAAACCACTCTTCACAAGAACCTAAAAATCGGATATTATCTTCATGCTCACCACCAACATCAATATAAAACAATCTTACATCTTCATATTGTCTTATTGCAATTTTACACGCGACTGCAGATGTACATCCGCAAGAAAACCAAGCTATAATCATATATAATACACACTTATTTCAGTCTAATCGATAAAGGAACGACCACAAAATGGGCAACCGGTTGTAAGTTGTGTTCTAGCTCTCTCAACACTAATACCACTTACTTTTCTTCCTGTTGGATTCTTCCTACTACCTCTATACTCAAATCCATCTTCTGAGTACATCTGCTGCTTACAGCAATAGCAACGACCATTAATCGGGGCAAATCCTTTACCATCTTTCATACTTTCAGACGCCCAATTATCGGGGTGCTTTGCTGCCCATTCTTTGCAATACTCTTTTTGCGCTTGTATTGCTTCATCTACATCGTAAGTATTCATATCGTTTCGTTTTTTAATCAATTAATTATTCATTTTGTTCCTCTAGTTATCTATCCAATCTAAACTCGTAAACAAAAACATATGGGTTACTCGCAAACGTGTCTTTACCGCTTACTCGGTCTATAAGACACGCAAATGCAGAGCGTGAAGTACCAAATAGTAGAGTACAATTTTTCTTATTGTCATAGAATCCAAACTCTTCTCCGAATTTTCTTATCCCTTCTCTTTGACAATCTTCATCGCTTATATCTTGCAAGCGTTCCAGTTTAATATTGGTTATCTGTATTTGGTGAGGCATTAGGTCAGGTTTGACGAACATTTTGTTAGTCCATCCTACCGTTTCCTTATATTTCTCTCTGAATTTTTCCGCACTATCTTCTCTCGGAAGATGGTAATTGTGCATCGAAAAGTCAATAATCATATTTGCGTATATCTGTTTGTACTCCTGCGCAACAGCTACGATCTCGCCAACCTTGTATCGTGGTTTTATGATTATTGGCTTATCAGACGCCTCGAAGTCTAGTACTATCTTTTCGCCGTCGAACTTATAGTTACTCTCAGAGAGTAGCTCTAGACCCTTTTCTATTCGCCTAGTCTGCGTCTTTTGCTTTCGTAGCACAGCATCGGTGAGACAAAAGTTGTCATTTAACATTATCTTCTGCATAGTCAATCTAGTTTTGGTACTTCCATCCAGTAATTTATCCTTTTCTGCACAAACCACTCTTTATAAAACTTATCTCTAGCATTTCTCCAATAATTTTCCTTCTTATTGTATTCAAAAATCTCAGCACGACCATCAAGTAATATAATGTATTCTCCATCTTCTTTTGGCAAATCTCCATCAGCAATAGAGTGCCAAACATTAGAATTTGCACCATCGAATAGCCCAATCTTATACCACTGCACTTCTTTATCAACCTTACGCCACCGCTCTCCTCTATGTCTATTAAAGCAATTTGGCTCAATCGGTCTGCCTTGATTTAGTATTTCGTCTCTATTCATATCTCACAATTCTTAAGTTTCTTTCCGTCCATAGGACAGATTTTGCCGACAGGAGCAGCGCCTTCTTCCAATCCAAAGTCGCAACTCTGAGCATCAATGCGAATACTGCCTTGGATTGGGATTGGATTGTATCCGTGTTCACATCTTATACACCTACGCTTCACGGTTTCCTCCTTTCATCAATTCGTGGTTCTCGTGGATGTTGCCAATAACGACTTTTCCACATTCTTCTATCCATTCTTTAGTTAGTCCGCATCCTTCTAGGTCTGTACGCATACCAAGGTTAAACGCAGAAAACCTAGCATTATCTTCATCGTATCTTACGACATGTAAACAGCCGTCGGACTCTATAATATCCCCCTCGTATATCTCTACTCCGTTCTTGTCTTTAAGCCCTGTGTATTGACCAACTGTATCAATATCAGTATTACAACTCTTACTAAGTGTACTAAAGCGTTGAATAACAACACTTCTCGCAGATTCATTTATCTTTCTTATATATCCATAAGTCCATACACCAGTACGACCATTGACATTGTGAATCATTCCTCTAAACTTTATCTTTCTCATTGATATTGGTTTGCTCCGACAAAAAGATACTCCCTATTGTGCTCTTTATTCTCCTTAAGAGCTACGTCCATTCTTAGCTTACAATATCTGTAGCTGTCATTTTGCACACCTTCATATCCTTTAGACCTGATAAAACGCCCTATTTCGTCAGCCTCTTCAATCGAAGTGCACCTTGTGAATATCTCTCTCATATCTTACTTAATTGAAATTTCGTGTTGCACTCTTTACAAATCACACGTAGAGAGCCTTTTCTTGTCTGTCTTAGCTCTCCTCCGCATACACGACATTTATTTACTTCACACCATTTTGATACAGCATTATCTCGATTTGAAAAATGTTTTTTAGGTCGCATTTCGGGATAAAGAGAATAAAGGGTCTTTTTATATTCACGACTTATCCATCCTCCTCCTTTTTCATGATGCTCCCCATCTCCAATCAAGTCTCCAAGGTGCACCAATCGCTTGTGGAGCATTTCCCTCTCATCGTCTGTCATAGCTTATTCTCGTCTTTTAATTTTACAAACTCGTCAATCTTGCAATTAATAGTTTCCATTACACCAATCCTACTAGCATACTAATCCCTAATATTGCAACCACGAGGCACAACCCGAGTAATACAAACCCTGCAATACATGCGTTTCTCTCGCTTCTAGCGCCAATCGACAGCTCTTTAGCAATATGCGTAGCCACGTACAATACCAAGCAAACAACGCCTATAAAGGCGAAAATGCCAATCTTAAATAGTAGTTTTTCCATATCTACTTACTATTCTCCTTGATCCACTTTTCTATAATTTCTACATCTCTCTTGTGCTTCTGTACACTATCGGGATTCGTGTCTGCCTCTACATATTCTCGTTTTTTCTCAAGAAGATTTTCAATAGAATCCAAGCCAATGTTTCTTTCACCATCTTGTGCGATAAAATCAATCTTTGTGCCTAGGTATTTGTACCTAGCCTTAACGATATACCCCTCATCGCTATTGGTCTCAATCTCCGTTGCGAGTGGCGGAAGAATCAAATCACCAATCCCATCTTCACTCACAACCAAAATATCAATATCGTTCGGCTCTCTACCTAGGTCTATTCCTCTTTCTTTTAGCATTATCGACCCAGTCAATAATGTTCCATCATTAACTCCGACAATCCACCTTGCAACCTCGAGCTTCTGCTCGTAAGTCAGTCTTATATCGTCTAGCTTATTGGTCTTGTCCATTTCTTTATCTGTTTTCTTTTGTTTTTTTAGATTGATTCTGGAAGCACCTGCCCCTTAATCTCCGCATATGCACGATTTACAAGCTCCCAGTCCTTGAGATCCTTGAATTTTGCGTGTATCGTACCCTTCTTGAATCCCTTAATCTCAAACAGCCCGAAGTCGTACCATACACCAGGGTATCTATGTTCCGAATAAAAGAATTGATACAAGTCTTGATAGCTATCATAGTTCTTTCCGGAAACGAAGCAGATAGCCTTAACGAGGTCATCCATCTGAGACGTGGCACAACTGTACTGAGCTTCAAGCCTTTCTTGAAAACCAACTCTAACACCATAATTCAAGATGAATTTCTTGTTGAGCATATATCCCGAATTGGTCTTCCACCCCTCTACTCCGAACCTATTCTCCGGTATGTGCCTCGTAATGTTATCTATCGCCTCTTCGATAGCTCTATTCATGATATTACCTCTACCCGAGACGATTATTTGTACCATTCGGTAGATATTGCGAGTCGTGAACGGAACGTTATATTGATCCTCTACGAACTTGTTAATATCGTTCATCACTCCTGCCGTAACGAACTTTTCAATGTTCATCTTTCGAAAGACGCTTAGCCAGCATTTTTTTTGTATCGCCCTTACGAAGTCGGCTTTTGTTTTGTACACGTTTTTTCCGCCAACTTCTATTTCGATTTTTGCGATATTCTCGGAAATCGAAATATCTAGTGCCTTCGTTAGAGCTCCCATCCTCTTTGCGACCTCGTCAAACTCATCAAAGGTTTTCACGAGACGAACATAGTGTTCGACAAACTGCCGTATTTCATTGAAGGGCATAATCTGTCCAGCCTCTCCCATCTGTATCTCGGGCTCTGCATCGAGGAAGAATCCGTCATAATCGAATGATGAAGATGTAATCGGCTTGTATAGCTTGATAAGTCCAATTTCTACGTTTGTCTTACGTTCTGCCTTGCTGAAGCACGCACCTAGATTCTGCGTTGTACCATAGTCCCTAATTGTGCAATTCAGCTCGGAATTGTAACGCTCATTCTCAAGGCTCTCATAGTTGCAAAGTGAGATTATTTCGCACCCCTCGGGGGCGATCTCCCAAGCGTGTAGGATGTGCTGCTTCCAATCGCTGAATGGAGGGTTCATCACAATGCAGTTAATATGGCTAACGTCATCACTTCCGAGTGTAAAAAAGTCGTCTGCAATCACACTACACTTGCTCGCAACAATCACTCGCAAGTCGTCTTGCTTCTCGCACGCCTCCACGCTCTTTGCTCCGTATTTCTTCAGGTAGTCTACGATATTACCGGAGCCTGCGGACGGCTCCAAAAATCGCTTCCCCTTAACGTCTTCGGGGAAAATCATCTGCGCTACAACCTCCTCGGGGGTTGGGTAAAAATAAAATTCAAACATCTTGTTTTAGTAGTATTTATTTATCAATTATTTCAATTCTCTTCTGTCTTTTCCTTTAATCACCAAGTAGTTGCAAGATTCAATCAAGCGAGAGCGAACTCGGTCGCCATACGCTTCTTGTAATGCCTTTCCGCCCATCGCATAGTTAGAAGTTATAAGCGTCAACAAACTCTTACTATCCCCTCTACATTCCAAAACCTGCTGCAATACATTAAGCCTATTTCCCATGTACATTGCTTCTTTAGGCTCTTGACCGAGGTCTTGTATCCCAAGAGTTTCAAGTCCTCTAAACCTCATAACCTCACCAACTCGTGCAAACTGAATCGCTATATCGTCAGCCCTGTGTATCTCCCATTGTAGCGGTCGTGGATTTATATCAAGTGGAAATTGTATTTGAAAATTCCAAATACGAGCATAGGAAAGCATAATCTCCAAACACCAAGACTTTCCAGCACCAGTACCCCCTGCGATATAAATTCCACTCTTAAGATTACCCTTAACCAGCTTATTCGTAATAGGGTCTATACTCATCATGCTTTCATCGCAGTGCAGCCACTTAATAAAATTTTCATAAGTAAGTCGGTTGTCATCATCAATAACAAACCTAGGGCTTCTCTTCTTCCCGATTCGAGTGACCAGCTCTAGAGCATTGCTCATATCATACTCACGTTCGGGATAACGGAGAAAGGTTGCGAAAGAACCCGTCTTGTCTAGTTCTTCCATAGCCGCGTCTATGTTTACACGCTTAATCGGCTTTTTCTCTTCGTATCCGATACGTTTTCGCCCCTCTTCCTGCGCTTTGAGAAGCATTTCGTTCTCTTGTTCTATTGTCGTCTTTGTGTCCATTTTCCTTTTTGCCGTTTTATTTTGATTCTAACGCGCTAAAAATTTCAAGTGGATAATTTATCATCTTTCATTAGGAAATCGCTCACAAGCCAAATTTTCGACCAAATTCGCAGTTTGATTGTTTCACCTCCATTCCGAATTTACATCTAACGTCTGTTTTCTGCTTTTTTCTTGCTCTCTGTTGTCATAGTTGCCTTCGATTACCTTCACCCAATTCTTTTCGTTTTCAAAAAGCCAGTCAAACGAAGCTCGCCACCCTTTATCACTTTCTCCGCAAAGAAAATCCGAAGCCGCAACCTTATCAAACAAGACTTCAATTGTGCTCATCCATTCTTCCTGTGAGCCAAATTCGTCTAGCCTAGATCTGATTTTGTGCTTCCTACTTTCTGTCAATTTTACAACTCGAGAAAGCTTATCTCCACACTTTTTCAACCATAGATTTATTATATCCTGATAAGGATATATTTTCTCTTCTTTTCTTTCCTTTTCTTTCCTTTTCTTTTCTTTGTCGGTTTCCTTCATGATCAATCCCGACCCATCGTTGTTTATTTGCATAGAAACCCCCACCCCTTCGGGTTTTTCATCGTCAAAACTAGGAGGGGTTGGCGTTTCCATACGCCTCATTCTGTACAAACCGGAAAGATTTTCGACAAAATTATGGCACCATATAATGCGCTTATCTTGCCACAATTTTCTGTCAATTTTACCCAAAGATAGAAGCGTGTCGATAATCCCCTCAGTAACATCCTCACTACACCGTGTCCTGGCTAACAAGTACTCCCAATTGTTGGAAATAGAACAATCGTAATAATGCCCTTCTGACTCTCCGAGCACCTCGAGGAGCTTAAACCAGAAGGCATACCCATCATTCCCGAATTTGCTCTCTAGGATGAATATTGTACGTCCACTCTTAACGTAGTGAGGGAAGTAGTCTACAGTTTCTTTTGCTGGGCGTCCCATGTTACTCCTTACTTATTGGCTTATAATCTATCCATCTCATTGAAGAACGCTACCGCCTTGTTGATAGGCTCGTGTTGATTATCTCTTAATGTTATCATCCAAGATCCTCCTGTCCGTGTCCTTACGACTTGCTAGCAAGTTTCTCCTCAAGCTGCCTTATCAGCACGAGCGATAGGCGCTTGATGTTGCAACCCCTCATCGTGCTTGTGTCTATGCACGCACACAAGATCTTGAGGAAACGTACTATCTGCTCACATTGATAGTTGCTTATCGTGATCATACCTCGTTGAATATCTTACGTGCCGTTATTCTGTCGTTGTTCTCCTCGAGGAAATCGATAAGCTGCTCGCACCTATCTCGAAGAATCGGTATGTCCCTCTTGGGCTCATATGTGTAGTGCTCCGTCTTGATCTCCTTGAAGTTGCACATGATCTCCCTCTGTTCTGGGTGATTCGCATCAATATTGTGATTGAAGACAACGATATTATAGTCGAAGTCCCGCACCTCGTTCCCCATCTCATTAAGACAGAAGGGGTATACCAAGTGCTGATTGTTTCCCCTGTACTTGAATGGCTCGTACTTCTTTGTTGTCTTTATGTCGGAAACGGAGTGGGGGAGAAGTTCATCGATGTACCCGTAGAGACGAACTATCCCTCTAGCTGTTTCTAATTCTCCCTCTACGAATACCTGCGTTAAGGCTCCGGAGAATAGATCTGCCGTTTGTCTACAGATATCAATAGGGAAGTAGTAGAGCCTTCCATTAAGTCCTGCACGTAGGTGTGTAACAAGTCCTCCGGCATCGTACACTCTCTCCAAGGAGCATACCTCACTCTTTCGCCCCTTGTGAATGCGGTCTACAATTTCATTGAAGCAGGTTCCGAGGTCTGCGTGCGGAGCATCTTTGGGTACTCTATTAATCCGATCGAAGAACTCTTGCTCCTCCCTCACTAGATATTCCTCTAGCGTCATCCGTGGATTCTCGGAGAAGCCCCAAAACTTGTTGTACGTCTCCTCCGCCCTTAGATAGCCGAAAAAGCTATCTAGGAGCGATGGATAGATGTTATAACGCCTCGTCATGACCGTTAGATGTTCGCTTGTTCTTCCTTCTCCTCGGTTGTAGGATCACCCTCGGGGGATGTTGTCTCCTTGTAGGATTTCGCCTTCTTGTCGTACTCTAGTCCGAGATCTTGTACTCGCTTGAGGAATAGGCTTCGTGCCATCGCTAGGCTGCTTCCTGTGTGGTTGTAGCGTGTGTTGATATTGGCGACAAAGTCGTTCGCCTCGTCCGCTGTTGTCACCCCTGCGATGTCCTCTTTTACCTGCCTGATAAGAGCCTCGTACTGCCTTGTTGCATCCTCCTTGACTTGTATCATGTTAATGTACGGAGTGAGCACTAAGCGGGTTAGAGTGTCGTTCTCCTGCACGATCTCCCCCTTGTTGTTGATAAGCTCGGGGATGGTCATTAGTGCCGGTAGGTTACATGTATTCTTCCCATCGTTTCGCTCCGTTGGGTTGAAGGTGATAGTGCGCCTTGTGCGCCCGTTCTCGCTCTTCATCTCGATGTACCCGAGAAGATCCAGCTCGGTTATTATATAGCTGTAGTTCTTCTCTCTGAGGGTCGGGATAAAGACGGTATCGTCCCCCTCCCTGCGAGAATCTCGGTGAGCTATAAATACAACGTGTTTCCCGAGGCTTGATACTCGATTTACAAACGTTTGGAATTCGTTGTTAATGCCCGACCAATCCTTAATACTCGGAGCCCTACGCCCACACTTGTAGGCTATTATGTAGTCGAGCATTTTCCCGATTGTGTCTACTACAATCGTCTCGTACTTCGATAAATCCTCATCGAACATCTGTAGTACCTCCTCCCATGTAGATACTTGGATCGTATCTACATTGCGAAGGTGCTCGATATTGACACGAGAAACCCCGTTGTCGAAGTCTAGAAGTAGGGGTGATGGGGTGCTGCACCCTAGTGTAGTCTTACCCGTACCTGGAGATCCATAGATCATTGCCTTAATCGTTTTTGGCATTTGTAGCTGATCGAAGCTCTTAATTAGTCCCATAGTAGTTTTTGATAAAAATTATTGTGACAAGTGTTCTTTAGTTTGTAGTTTTCGTAGAGATGTTGAGCGTTATCCATGATATACTGCTTGGCGAAGCACTCCTCCTCGGCCTCTCTCATAGCCTCCATGCTTATATCTCCTGCCTTGCCGATTCGGTCAGCCCAGTACTCATCCCATGCCTCCTGCTCCTCCTCGAACTCATCATCCTTGTACCAGCACTCCAGCACCTCGTTGTAGTGTTCGCCTACCTCTATCTCGGTCTCGTCTGTTGGGTAATACTGCCCCATTAGTCTATCGTAATACATCGTAGTGGTTCGCTGTTGCTTATCGTCTCTTTGCTGTGTATGTCGCTGCCATATTATTCATATCGTCCCTAGTTAGAACCTTCTCCCCGAGTAACCAAGCCTCTAGTTCCGATTTCCTGAAGAATAGCTTTCGTCCCTTCTTGTAGTGCGGTATCATCTTCTCGCTCGTTAGTCGGTATAGATGTCCACGGCTAAACCCCGTAAAGACGACCGCCTCGTCTAGATCTAGCACAGACTTTGCGCCTATCGCTGCTATTCGCTCTACACGCTCTAGTTGGTTGCTTAGGTCTTGTAGTGTTACGGCTGCATCCATCTCCCTATTCTCCTTCTTCTGATTGACTCCCGAGGATCCATTTCCTTACAGATTCTGGTAGTTCTCCCTTGGCATCTAACCTATCGAAGAGCTTGATCCCTCCCCAAAACAAAGCTGCACCGCCTAGCTTGATGGCGAGAAGGGCGAATCCTCCCATCCCCTCGCCATCAGCCATAAAGGCGAGAATGCCTGCTGTCTGTAACAATACAGACACGATGTATAAAGTCCATTTTTTCATGCTTTTTGTCCTCCCTTGTCGAATTGCTTACGAATATTGTAGATCGTATTCACGCTATGAATGTTATACTTCTTCATTAGCTGCTGTACAGCTACACTAATCGGCTGTCCATCGGTCTCTACCATCTTCGTAAAGTCCGAATAGAGAGCTCGGTTTCTCTCGTTGAGAGTCTGCCGGTACTCGGTCTGAATCGTTTTTTTTCTTTGTTTTGTTCCTTTTTTTGTTACCATTTTGTATCTTTGTTTTGTTACAACTTTGTAATGCAAAGGTACAAACAATGTTTGTAACACACAAGCTTTTGACGAAGAAAATTTGTACAACAATTAAACGCTAGTAGTATGGTTACATCGGATAGACTTAGTGAGGTTGTTAAGTATTTAAGATTCAGGGGATTTGCGAATACTCAAAAAGAGGTTGCAGAACTACTCGGAATGTCTCCTGCAAACCTTAGTAGTGCCCTGCGTGGAGATTCTCGCTATTTGACGGATGGATTGGCAACGAAAGTTTGTACAAACTTTATTTTTATCGATAAGGACTGGCTCCTTACGGGAGAGGGTGAGATGCTCAGGGATGGAATTGTAATGCAGAACATGTACGGGGATAATCAGATCGCAGGTGGAGATATTAATAATGGAGCTGTCGGCAATACAACCACCACGACGAATAACACGACGAACAACTATAAGGACTGTGGAGGCTGTGAGACGAACCTACTTGAGAAGGCTATAGATGAGATCGGGGAACAAAGGAGGCTTTTCTCCGATCAGATAAATCGGCTACTAACGATAATCGAAAAAATGAATGACAAATAATAGGTATGAAAAAGGTATTTATTAGCCTTTTGGCTATCATGGCACTGCCGGCGTGTAAAGGTCGTGATGACGTAAAACTTGGGTACTCGAAGGATGCAAAGGAGGTTGTGGACGTCCTCAATGGGGATTGGGAGAAGTCGGACGAGCCAAAGGATGAGCGTTTTTCTTTTACTCCGTTTGGGACGACCAAGGAGATGACCGCAAAAGCTCTCTCTACCGAGATTGTTAACTTTATGTACGGACGAGCGAAAAGAGAGTTTATATATGTCGGCGGAAAATGGGAAACAAACGAAATGTACTTTACCCTACAAACATCTAAGAAGAAGCTAGATCTCTATGACGTTGTCGACGATACGCACTACAGTGTTATTGGTTACAAGTCCTACACGTATGAGGTCGTAGATCAGAACACGATCAAATTAATAAACAATTCTCTATCGCTTCCTATCGCTCACACGTATAAGCGGCACTAACTATAGAGGAGCTATGCAGACTCCCGAAAGTCAATTAATCATAGGTCGATTCTTCCACGCTCTCGCCTATCTAAAGGAACGAAAGGTGATCCGAGGAAAGCAGACGTTCACACGACGCTTCGGAATAAACCGATGGAATCTAAACACACTAGAAAAGGATATGTCGAGGGATATGTTCCAAGTCTCGTGGCTTTCGTATCTCGTAGAGGAATACGGGGTGCGTGCCGAGTGGTTGCTGACTGGTCAAGGGAGTATCCTATCTCCGGTGATGGAGGCGAGAATCGAGGAGAGGGTGGCTACGTCTAGGTCTGGCCGAGGCTCTAGGCTTTAGCCTTCTTTCTCCTCCTTTGTGGTCTTTAGAATAGACGGGATGGCGGCAACGGCTGCCTGTTTGTTCTTGTCCATCACCTTTACATATCGTTGCGTCGTCGAGAGGTCTCTGTGACCCAGCAACTTACTGACCGTGTAGATGTCTGTACCGAGGTCTAACATCATGGTAGCGAATGTGTGTCGTGCGCAGTGAAATGTGATCTTCTTATCGATACCGGCACGAAGTACCCACTCTTGAATCGTCCTATTTGTGCATGTTGGGGTGTGCACATCTGTAAAGACGAAGTCCTCCGACCTCCCTCTCTCTCCCATGAGCTCGGCAGCCTCAGCTGTTATGTCGAGGTACTCCTGCCCCTTTGTCTTCTTCTGTCGGAATATTAACCTTGTGAACACTCCCTGCTTGTGCACATCACCCCAGCGTAGCCGCAGAACGTCGCTCCGTCTCAGTCCTGTAAGGCACGAAAAAAGAAACGCAGACTTGATTTGTGGATATTCGCAGGGGGTGTGAACTAACCTCTGCACCTCCTCTATTGTTAGGTACATACGTGTCCCCTCTTCGTCCTTGAAGCCCTCAATTCCACGCATTGGATTCGTTGGAATTATGCGCTCCTCAAAGGCTTGATTAAGACACGCCCTTAGCTTATTAAAATACGAACACTTGCTATTCTTGGCGAGAGGCTTGTCCTTTATCCTTTTTCTGTAGTCGTGTCCCCACGCTACAGCCTCATTGTCTAGATAGTCTCGAAATCCCTGCACCCACTCAGGAGTAATCTCTGCAAAGGTTATATCGTCCCTCTTCTCGTACTTCTTGAGGTGATGGTAGCACGACCTCCAATTCCCCCAATTGCCTCGACTCTCCTCTCCCAGCCTCTTCTCTACGAGATCTCGATAGTAGTCAAAGAAGCGGACGCTTGTTGCGAACTCACCGGAGAATCCGTACAGCCCATTACGAAGCTCTACAACACGCTTTGCCCTAATGGCATCGGCTAGTAATAGAGTCTGTTTGTTCTTCTCTTTGTCCGCTCTCGTCTTCTCGGGGACGAGGTATAGCTTCAGGTATTCGTAGCTCCTACGCCCATTGAGGTATATATCTAGATATAGGCTTATTAGCCCGCTAGGTGTGCGCCTTTGCCTTAGTCGTATAGGCTCCTTCGATTGTCCCAT